GCTACGAGCTTGTTTATCTCCGCAGATCGTGCGGGCTTTGCAAAGGCATTCCCGTCAGCGCAGATTAAGCCTGCGAAAGAAGAGGCTCCTGAACTTGAGGAGGACGATCTCAAATGGTAAAAGCTAAGGACATTTCCACGTTGTGCGGTGTCACGCTTCAGACAATCCTGAAGTGGGCACGCGAGAACAAGATCCCTCACCACAGGATCAGCGCACGTTGCCTGCGGTTTGATCTAGGTGAAGTCAACGCTTGGCTGGAACGTAAACGCGATGCCAATAAACTCCAGAGCCAAGGGGTGTAGAGGCGAGCGCATGTGGCGCGACGAACTCCGGGCTGCTGGCTTCACGGCAAGGCGTGGTCAGCAGTTCGCCGGAGGCACGGACAGCCCGGATGTCATCTGCGAGGAGCTTGCAGCACTGCACCAAGAGGTGAAGTTTGTGGAGAACCTCAATCTAATTAAGGCCACAGAGCAAGCCGAGCGCGATGGTGCTGGCAAAGCTTGGATCGTGGCTCACAAGAAAAACAGAACCCCTTGGTTGGTTACGATGAACGCTGAGTTGTTCTTTCGGCTGCTTAGGGATGGGATGGATACTTTAGCGACACCTGCCCCGCTGGTTTCCGGCGAGCAAGGACTGAGAGATCTCGGTCGATGAGTGGTGAGTGTGACTGTCCCGCACGAATAATAGTACAGATCGAACGCCAGTTGCCAGTCAGGCGTGACACTGGGAGAGACTAGACCAACTAAAATAAAAATATGCCCAAGATTAAATTACATACAAAGACATTTGAAGACTTTGCCGCATTAACAGTTTCAATTGGAACAAACTGTCCACAGGGCGGGGATTCCGGGCATGGCGGAAGAACTGTTTTGCGTTTGCTGTGTGATAGTGGAGACATGAATGTCAGAACGGACGCATCTCCAGAACTACAGCATGTGGAATCTCTTGAAATTGTTTTTGGAGGAGACGCAGAGTGCCGGGTTTTTGCAGAAGCACTAGAGTTTGCCCTAACAACGCTTCATAAGGTTTGGCAAAAGCAAGAGACGACAAACGAGGAAGAGTTCGAATAATTCTGCACCAGGCAGGGGCGCGACTGCACAACGCGCACATTTACCAAATGAAAACAGATAGAGAGCAATTGCAAGAAATAGCCTTTCAAGCAAGTGACGGGACGTATTTTATCACAGATAATTACGCGGATGAGTTGTTGAAAATATATGGACACTGTGGATTTCCAACAGTAATTAGAGAGTTTGTAAAGGCGGCAGACTGGCTATCCGCAAACCCAAAAAGGCGAAAAACCAAGCAAGCAATGTCACGTTTTTTAACCGTCTGGTTATTTAGATATTGGAATTTTACTCGTGGACGCCTTTTTAAGAAAAAACAATAATGAATATCAGCATCAATATAACATATACATCCGGCACAAAGGTCGAACTGGTCGTTCCGCTTGAAGAGCCAGCTCAGATCGTTAGCGAGCCACAGCTAGAGTCGCAGCCAAAGAAACCCGACAATTGGGTTGACGTAATGAAGCATTGTAATGCGTTGAGTGCGAGTCAAGGCAAGGCAACTGTCGCGCTAGATCCCGTACAGCCTGCGCAGGACTTGGCGGATGCGATTCGCAAGTACGACATCTCGCCAACATTTCCCAGCAACGCTGCACTCGATGGCGAAACGCGGAACATGTACAACATGACGTTCCAGACTCAGGATGGCAAGGACTGGCAAGTGCCGCCAGGCTTGATGAAAGACCTAGTCATCATCTACGGCGAGAAGACCGTCGAGCAGGAGTTACTCAAAGCCCACGCTTGGCTTGAGGCGGACACTCACCGGCGCAAGACACCTCGCGGCATGGGGCGCTTTCTTAACGGCTGGCTCAGTCGTGCATCCTCAATGGTGCGGACACCGATCAAGACCCTGCTCAAGCGTGACACCAGCCTATTAGCAACCAATGGAAGCACACAAGAAAGCTGGTAGGCGCAGGCCGGTGGAGTTGCCGCCTGACACGGTGGTGCCAACGGCCAGTGAGGCCGAGCGTGGGATAGCGTCGATTGCGCTCAACCACCCAGAGGTGTTCTTGCATCACATCAGCGAGAAGAACTTTAAGGTTAGCGACATCTTCGATCCGCTCAGTCACCGAGTATGCGAGATTGTTTTACAGCAGCAGTCCCGCAATGCTTCGTCAGAAATTCGTGTAGTTTTTGAGAAGGTGCGCGAGACTTTACCGGGCACTGAGTTTCACCAACTCAGCGACCTGTACACGCTCATGCCGATTGCGTCAGCCATCGGTGACTTAGTCGAGATCGTGAAGTCCACCGCCAAACGTCGCACGTTGCAGCATGTGGCCTACGAGACGCTCATGGCAATCAGTGACTCTACGCTTCAGACGCCGGAGCTACTGAGCGATGTGGTGATGAAAGTCGAGGGGCTGTCTCGTGAGCTTGCTCCGCCTAAGGTGATGGACACTAAGGCGCTCCTGCTCAATGCACTGACACGCTACGAGACAGGTGACGACGAGTCCATGCGGATAAAGACTGGTTATTCTGCGATAGACAACATCTGCCCGATCAGATACGGAGACTTTGTAGTCATCGGCGGTGAAACTAAATCTGGCAAGACGATGCTTGCCCTCAACATAATTGCAAACTTAATAAATGAATAAGCTTATCAACCTCACTCCGCACGATATAGTCATCACTGGCTATGGCATCGTGGAGCCAAGCGGGATGTCTGTCAAAGTTCACTCGCACTTATCCAAAGTAGATGATGTCGATGGTGTACCCATCATGTGCTGCAAGGACGCTCGCGTGAGCAATCTGCCGGATCCAATTGCTGGCGTGCTGTACATCGTCCCGGCTTATGTGCGCACAGCACTGCCTAGCAGGACGGACCTAGCGTCACCAACTAAACTTATCCGCGACGGTGCTGGCCGAATCGTTGGCTGCGGAGCACTCGAAATCAACCCGTAATATGAAAAACGAAATACACTACAACTGGGAAATGACAAAGTACCGTGGCACTCACGGCCTATCGAAGCACAGCCTTGACTCCTTTGCAGTCTGCCCGAGCTACTACAAGTGGAAAGAGTCGCAAGAGTGGAAGCCTTCACGCGAGATGGAGCTTGGCACGCTTGTGCACAGCCTCGCTCTTGAGGGGCGCTGTGAATACGCTATTGCGCCAGCGTGCGATCGCCGCACTAAGGAAGGTAAGCTAACGTGGGAGAACTTTTGCCAAGAGAACATCGGCAAGGTCATCCTCAACGAAGATGAAGGGGCGCGTGTCGAAGGTGCCTGTGCGGCCGTGGAGCCGCTGCTCCAGATGGTGACGGCTAAGAAGGTCATCGAGGCATCCATGTTCTGGGAACGTGACGGTGTTCAATGCAAGGGCAGGCCGGATATGATTACCGAGATCAAGGGTCGTCCAGCTATCGTAGATCTAAAGACGACGAGCGACTGGTCTAAGTTCGACCATAAGTTCTTTGGTTTTGGCTACGACAAGCAAGCTGCTTGGTACACTTACGGGCTAGAGAAGATCACCGGCCAAGAGGACATTGACTTTTACTTCCTTGTTGTGGATATGCAGGCACCACACTTGTCCCAATGGGTGAAGGCGTCCACGGAACTCATCGACATCGCGAACGATCAACTCGATGTGACTTTAGCGCAGTACAAGCTGTGTCTTGATCAAGATGTGTGGCCCGGTCCACCAACGATGCGCGTGATGCTGCCAAGAAGATGGGAGGAAGCATGAGCGACTGGGTACTCATCCGACGCACTAACGTGTTGCAAGACGTGGAGCTTCCACGCCCAAAGAAGACGCAGGACATCGTAGCCGTCGGTGAGAAGGCTGCGCTTGGCTCGAAGATGGAGGCGCTTATGCTTCTGCCGGAGAATCAATCGACGGATCTAATCGAGGTGAAGTATCTGCTTGAGCCGTACACAGGGCAGCACTCGCACACCTCGGCAAGGCCAATGAATGGACTGCAATGAACAAAGGAATACTCGTCATCTCGCTTGAGATGCCAGCCAATCAAATCATCGACCGGCTTGTCGCCCGGTTAGGTAGCGTCAGCCTGCGGGCGCTCGCTGAAGGAGCCAAGCACGAGCGTGACATCAGAGGCGTCCACAGTGCCATCCAGAAGCTCAATAGCAGCCGTCTGGTGGTGCGCGACGACCTCTATGACATTGCCAACATCTGCGCCACGGCACGAGCTATGGCGAAGTCCCCGGATGGTCTGGGCGTGCTGTTCGTGGATTACATTCAGCTTGTGCGCTGTGACCTTGGCAAGGACAGCAGCCGCGAGCGTGAAGTTGCTGAGGTCAGCCGGAGCTTGCGCTTACTTGGCATCGAATTAGGTTGCTTAGTCATCTCGATTACGCAACTAAATGAACAGGGTAAAGCTCGCGAAAGTCGTGCAATCGGACAAGACGCTACAGCCGTTATGGTTGTGAAGCTGTCTGATGACGCAGAGTTCCGCGAGATTGGGATACCCATCCAACGAAACGGCCCATGTGGCGTGAGTGCAAACTTACGCTTTACAGGCAAGACAGCAACATTCCACAATGAATAAACATTACCAAAGTTACATGAAGATTGAACCTGACAACACAAACAAGGCGCTGCCATATCTATGGGCGTTTGCTGCCCTCGCCATCTTCGATGGGCTGGCCATCGCTTACTTTGCTGAAGAGCTATGGGAGGCAATTGTATTGCTCGTCCTCTTTTGGGCCAGTGCAGCGTTTTCAGTGTCCGCTATGCAAGAATGGAGGGGTGACCGATGATCAGCACAGGCTTCCCCGGTGACAGTGACCCTAAGGACGAGCATCCAGTCTGCCATGTCTGCGCAGAAGACTTAAGCCAAGACTTTTGGGGCGACTGGTTCTGCTCCGAGTGTGACGCAAAGAAAAGCCAACAAAATGAAGAATCCGCCTAAAATTCAGGTTGCTATTGTTGTCCTTAGCATCATAGCTTTGGCGCTGGGATACATCCTTGACAAAGAATGAGCATCCTAATCGACACACTCATGGAGCGTCTCCATGAATTAACACAAGAAAACAAACGACTAACAAATGAGAATCAGGAATACAAAAAGACAATCGAACGGTTGGGTAGCGCGCTTGCGCACAGTGGATCCACGGGAGTGGCAGAGCAGGATCATGGAGCTTCCAGTGAAGCTGCAAGTCTTCGTAGCGCAGATCGTGTGGTGGGACTTCTTTGCGGACAAACTAGTGCCGAATCGGTGGCCAGAGATGGACATGTGGCTCCGAGCACATCCTTCGACGTTCAGGCGTGAGGCTTGGCCTAGCGACGAGGAAATGGTCGATGCGCTCATCAGCATTGGGTACGAAGATAAGACGGCCTTACGTCGTATGGGCGTGAACCAAAACAATAAGTGGCACAAGTACAATTAACATGGACGCAAACGAACTAATCATGTACCGGCACGCCTTGGCTCAGGCTGCATCGGCCATCGAGCAACTCAAGCATTGCTTGCTACGACACTACGACGCCAACTCAGCGTTTGCCAACGACCGGGCTGCACTACTCGACGCTGACCTTGTGTTGGCGCAGGCGTATAAGCTGACTACAAAGGAGGCGAAATGACCGACGATCAAATTAACGCGGCGATTGCGGAGGCTTGCAGCCGAAAACGCAGGCCGGACGGAGATTGGTATCCCGACAACGGATCAGCAGGCACTCAAGCAATTCCAAACTACTGCAATGATCTCAATGCGATGCATGAGGCGGAAAAGCTAATGTACAAACATCACTGGATGTGGACGGCCTATTATTACGCAGTAGGTGCAGGTCCCTTTTCCCTGCACGCAACGGCACGCAAAAAGGCAGAGGCGTTTCTGCGGACGCTGGGCAAATGGGAGGAGGCGCAGTGATTCTCCGCACTAAGATTATTGGCTTTACCGGGCTGTCCGGCTCAGGCAAGAGTTACGCAGCTTCGGTCGTGAGGGAATGCTATCCCAGTTATCGACTGTTCTCGTTTGCACACGAGATTAAGCGACTTGCTCGTTATTATATGGGTTGGGATAACAAAAAGGACGAGCGCGGGCGCAAGCTCTTGCAAGACTTGGGTATGGCAGGACGAGCGTATGACCCGCAGTTATGGGTGGGCTTTATGCCGCCCGACAGACTGCTAGTCATCGACGACGTACGCTTCCTCAACGAAGCTGCGGCTATCCGCGAGCATGGCGGCATTGTCATTCGTGTCAGACGGTTTGGTGTAGATCCAATGGATCATGTGTCCGAGACCGAACAGGAACAGATCACCCCAGACTTCACGCTGATCAACGACGGCAGCGAGACGTTCAAGCACATCCTACTACACGAGCTAAAGAACTATGGGAGCGTTTCAGAACCGGCGTAAGCTATGGGTCTACCGCATGGAGAAGCTGAGTGGCGTAGCACCGCTCGACTTCAAGATGGCCCGGTATATCGAGAAGCTTAACATCCGCAGCCCCGAGCAGCTTCGCTATGCGCTTGAGCATAACCAAGAGGTGATCTGGGTTGGGTTCAAGGCGATGAACAAGCTGCGCGTGCTTGTCGGTATCCCAGAAGTACAGAAGGAATACTCTTGGAAGGATGAGGCGCAGCGACTATACAAGCTGCTAGATAAAGCAGGAATAGAGTACATAAAACAAAAATGACACCAGAACACGCCATTGCCACAGAGATGCTGCTATTGCAGGCCGAGGAGGAGATTTCAAAATTGAAAAATGAAATTCAAATTTTGAAAAAGGAACGCCAAGAGGAAGCTGACATCCAGCTTCGCATCGCGCTCAAGGCTGACCATTACTACATGCAGCTCCAGGCTATCCGTGAGGCAGCGTTTGGCGAGATCCACGGTATCACGGCTGAGGATCTGTCGTTTATGAGCGAGCGAGAATGAGCGAGAAGCCCAAGCGCAAGAAAAGGAATGC